AGGCCGCTGTGCGGTTTGTACCTCGTCAGCAGTATATTGGGGGCACCTGATGAGTAATCGGTTTGCTTCTGGCAAATGGGCGATTGCGCAGTGCGACCGTTGCGATCAGCGGTTTAAGTTAAAAGTATTGCGTAAAGAGATCATCAAGACGAAGAACTACGACTTGTTGGTGTGCCCTGAGTGCTGGGATCCAGATCAGCCACAGTTGCAACTAGGTATGTACCCGGTTGATGATCCACAAGGCTTGAGGAATCCTCGCCCTGATCGGAGTTATTATCAGTCTGGTTTGAGTGGATTACAGCTTACAAATACCAATAGCACCGCAGCGGATGCTAATGGGTTTCCAGAGCAGGGTAGTCGAGTTTTTCAGTGGGGGTGGAACCCCGTTGGTGGGGCACGTGGCCCTGATGATGGTTTAACACCAAACTACTTGGTTTTAAACGTGGAAGTTGCAAGAAGATGATTAAGTCTGCTGTTGGTAAACATGAGAAAAACATGCACCCCGGCAAGACCCCAACCAAACTTCGTGCTGGTGGCAAGACAAACAGCGACATGCTTAAGTATGGCCGCAACATGGCTAAAGTGATGAACCAACGCTCTGTTGGTCGCGGAGGTTAATCATGGCTACAAAAATTTACCGTCAGCCTAAACCTGTCCCTATCCAAGAAGCTGGTGTAGAAGACAACGCTAAATATCTGCGGGAGACGCCTACTAACGTGGCTAACTCTCGTAGCCAAGGCTATAAGCCAACTAAGACCAGCGGCATTAAAATGCGCGGTACAGGTGCGGCTACTAAAGGTCTGATGTCTCGAGGCCCAATGGCATGAATTACGCTGCGCTTAGCTCTAACATTCAGGCGTACACGGAGAACACCGAAGCGAACTTTATCGCTGAGATACCCGTGTTCGTTCAGCAGGCTGAGCAGCGTATTTACAACACGGTTCAATTCCCGTCTATTCGCAAGAATGTGACGGGTGTGATGTCTACCAACAACAAGTATCTTGCTTGCCCTAACGACTTTTTAGCTGTGTACTCAATGGCAGTTATTAAAGCGGATGGCACGTACGAATACTTGTTGAACAAAGACGTTAACTTTATTCGTCAAGCGTATCCATTACCAACAGATACCGACACCCCCAAGTATTACGCGCTGTTTGGGCCGCAGTCTACAAATGCAGCAGAACTGTCATTCATACTTGGCCCAACACCTAATGCAAATTACAACGTTGAGTTGCATTACTATTTCTACCCCGAGTCTATTGTGACTGCGGGAACTACATGGCTTGGTGATAACTTTGACTCAGTGCTTTTGTATGGAGCGTTGGTTGAGGCTTACACCTACATGAAGGGTGAGACTGACATGATGGCGCTGTACAACGGCAAATATCAAGAAGCACTTGCGTTGGCTAAACGTCTGGGCGATGGTATGGAGCGTCAGGATGCTTATCGTTCTGGTCAGTATAGACAGGCGGTGACTTAATGGCTCTCCAACAAGGCGCTACCGATGCTTTTAAAACCGGCTTAGCGAACGGTGCGTATAACTTTTCCACCGATTCATTTAAGATTGCGTTGTATACAGGCTCAGCTACATTGGGGCCTGATACGGCTGTCTACACAAGCCTAAACGAAGTTGTAGCTTCAGGTTACAGCGCAGGTGGCATAGCTCTACCGGTTTCTGTTACGCCAACGTCGTCTAATAACGTCACGTACATTTCGTTTTCCAACGTTACTTGGAACGGCGCGATAACTGCACGCGGTGCTCTGATATACAAATTGGGCGGAAGTAATCCGACTGTTTGCGTGTTGGATTTTGGTTCAGACAAAACTTCTACCATTTCACTTACTGTGCAGTTTCCAACTGCAAACAGTTCTAACGCGATTCTTCGCATTGCATAAGGAGCCTCCCATGAGCTTGGACAAAATGACCGCTACCGATCAAGTAGCCGCAGTTACCAAATACAACACTACGCCAGCAGAACAGATGGCTATTGAGGGTTACTACCATGCTGTTTGCTACAGCGCAGATGGCTTTATCAAGTGGGACGAACCCATTCAGAACTTGGTTGTGACTGTTGGTAAGAACTTGACCTTGGATACTATCCTTGGCAACTCAGCCGCTGGCGCAGTTGTAATGGGTTTAAAAGGCACAGGTACAGCCTTGGCCGCTGACACACAGGCTTCTCACGGAAGCTGGCTGGAGGTGGGCGGTACTAATCAGCCCACATACTCAGGAAACCGTCCTACACCATCTTTCAGCGCCGCTGCCGCATCTAGCAAGGCTACATCTTCGGCTGTGTCATTCTCCATGACAGGTACAGGTACTGTGGCGGGCTGCTTCATCAACATTGGCGGTAGCGCAACTAAAGACTCAACCACTGGCACATTGTTCTCTGCTGGCGATTTCTCTAGTTCCAAGGCTGTTGTTAACGGCGACACAATTGCGGTTACATACACATTAACACTGACTTAATATGGCGTTAGCTTGGGGTGACGGCACATGGGGTGAGAACGCATGGGGCGGGGGAGAAACTTTCCCTGTCAGCGTTACAGAAACCGCCCTGATTGCTGATTCACCTGCGGCTGGGTTGTTGATTGATGTAAGTATTACGGAGTCTTTGACTGGCGGCACTTCGTGGGGTCAAGACGCTTGGGGTTCTGGTTCGTGGAATGGCACATCGGGTATTCAGGATGTGCAGACTGTAGCTCTGACGATGAATGTGGCGGTGGATGAATCTGCCGCTATTGCTGAAGACCAGTCTGTTGTTGCTAATTTTGCGGGGTCTGTAACTGAGACAATGGCTATTGCTGATGCAAATGCGGCGATAACCAGCTACAACGAAAGCGTAGCAGAGTCTCAGGCCATAACAGATGATGAGGCCGCGCAGACAAGTTATACAGAGAGCGTGTCGGATTCTTTGGGAATTGTGAGTGTAGAGGAAGCGGTTGCTACATTCTTAGGTGATATATCGGAGTCGATTGCAATAGCAGAAGCACAGGTGGCTGTGCTGATTATGACCATCAACGAGTCGATGGGTATTGCAGAAGGAACGACTGTAGGGACGTATTACACAGAGTTTTTGGATGAATCTGTTGCAATCACGGATACAAACGATGGTGGTGCAAACTACCAAGTAAGCCGGTCGGAAACGATGGCAATAACAGAAACAAATGGTGGGCGATACTTGTGGGAAATTATTGATGACACACAAGGCGTTACATGGCAAAATATCAGCAATCCGCAAACACCGGGCTGGGCTGCTGTGGATACAACAGAATCGCCCGGTTGGACACAAATTTCTACTCAGTAGGAGCAATAGATGGCAAATACCTCGCTAATTGGCTTGACGCTACCGACCACAGGTACTTTATCTGGTACTTGGGGCGACACAGTCAATAACGCCATTTCCCAAATTGTTGACGTTGCCGTTGCTGGTACACAGACAATCTCCACAGATGCAAACATCACGCTGACCCTGACTACGGGCACAGCGGCAAGCACAGGTCTGACGGCTAATAGCTCCCAGTATGCAGTTCTTCTGTGGACAGCAGGCGGCACAGCCACACGAACCATCACGGTTCCAGCCCAGTCTAAGACTTACGTTGTTATTAACAAAACGTCTAGCACCCAGTCAATCATTGTTCAAGGTGTGACTGGAACGGGTGTTACTGTACCTGCGGGCACACGGGCTATTGTGGCTTGGGACGGCACTAACTTTGTTAATGTGGGCGGTGGCTCTGCGGCAGGCTCTAACACTCAGGTTCAGTTCAATAGCTCTGGTTCATTTGGTGCTTCTGCTAACCTGACCTTTGACGGCACAACGCTGACGGCTAATGACATCATTGATTCTTCACTGACAGCCAGCAAGCCCGTATTTACAAACGGCAGTAAGAACTTGGTGTCTACTGGAACTCTTGGTGTTGACCAAGGCGGTACAGGTCTAACCACTTTGACGGCCAATAACGTCATTCTGGGTAACGGAACATCCACACCCAGCTTTGTTGCACCCAGCACAAACGGTAACATTTTGACCTCTAATGGTACAACTTGGGTATCTTCAACTCCAGCGGCTAGTGGCTTGTCACAAGCAAAAGCCACTATGATTAACTTCATCTTTAGTATTTAAGGAACCAACATGGCAAATCCTAATCTTTTAGCCGCGACCACAGCTTCGGGCACAACAACCTATCTCACACCCAGCGCAACAACCGCAGTGGTTTTGGTTCCTAACGCTGCTTCTAGCGGTCAGGTCTTCAAGATCAACCAGATCGTTGCGGCTAACGTAAACGGCACTTCAGCAGTTGATACAACTGTGGCTATTTACACTAACGGTGCAGTAGCTCAAGGTTCTGCCCCATCTAGCGGCACGGCCTATCCAATTGCTTCTACGGTGTCTGTTCCGCCTGATGCTTCTTTAATTGTTGTTGATAAAACTTCATCCATCTATTTGATGGAAGGCTCTTCAATTATTGTTACATCTGGTACAGCCAGCGGCATCACTTACACGATCAGCTACGAAGTCATTTCTTGATCGGAGGCAATCATGTCTCTTAGTAAAGTTGGCGGGATTCTCTCAGCCGGTTTAAACGGCATCAACTACCCTGTCACAACGGTGGAATACCTTGTCATTGCTGGCGGGGGTGGTGGCGCAAACGGTGGCGGAGGTGCGGGTGGTCTTTTAACTGCTACCGGTCTTGCTGTAGCTATTGGAACTGCTTACACAATAACTATTGGTGCTGGTGGCGCAAGTTCAACTACATCACGTGGAACGGCAGGGTCAAACTCTGTGTTTTCTAGTATTACGGCTACTGGCGGTGGAGGTGGTGGCGGAAATAGTTCAAGTAATGCTACGGGAGGAACTGGTGGTTCTGGTGGTGGTGGAACTGCTTTTGGTGGCGCACAAGTAGGCGGTGCTGGAACTTCTGGGCAAGGAAATTCAGGTGGAAACGGCATAGAAGTTTCATCCAATTCTACTGGCGGAGGCGGAGGTGGTGCTGGTAGTGCTGGCTCAACTGGTGCTAGTGGTGGTGCTGTGGGTGGTAATGGCGGCGCTGGTTTAGTTTCATCTATTTCTGGTGCACAAATTCAAT